GCTTCTGATTGTCACCTTGTCTGGCCCAGATCTGTAGAGGATTTTTAATCTTTTCCATCCACCTTGATTGATGCCGTAAATTTTACCATCAACGATGCGCTTGTCATGGCAGTTTATGGCGACAGTAGAGCCATCAGCGATCACCGGTTCCATGCTATTTCCGTGTGCAGCAAAGCATAGAACGCCATCACCATCACTATTAGCCCCCACTTTTCGCAATGTCGCTTTGGAAAATCTAAGTTTTTTTCCATTGTAATCATCATTTAGGGCGCTGCCATCTCCACATGCGAACTCGATATCCTTCAAGTAAGGCACCTCTACCTCATCATCCTCAAGCGGGGTTTGCTTATCCCATGGATCTATACCAAACATCCTTTGTTCTGGAGTTTTTGCTGGCCCCATACTGCCTTCACCAGTGCTTAACCATATGGGGTCTACATCCAGTGCTTTAGCTATATCAACGATTTTTCCGCTGGACTGAGCTTTTCCTGAGGTTAGTTTTTGTATGGCCCCCTGGCTTACCCCAACCCTATGCGCTAATTGACTTTGAGTAGCCCCGGCATGAGCCATCGCCAGCCTTAGTCTTTCTGCAAGTGTGTTCATCTAAGTATCTCCGATTTCTGTGCATATTTAATACCACAGGATTAGCTATGGCAAGAGGATAATACTTGATTAATTATTCCTTTGGTATTATTTTATATCTTTAATATTAATACTAAGGGCTTTGTTATGACTGATGAGGTTTTTGAATCCCCAATGGCGAAAGCTGTGTACGTTGCTGGTGGGCAAAGTTCGCTTGCTAAAAAGGTTGGCGTTACGCAAGGAGCGGTCTGGAAGTGGGTCAGGGGGCTCAAGAAAGTTTCTCCTGTCCATGCAGTGGCAGTCTCAAACGCAGTTAATGGAGTTGTTAAGCCTCATGAACTGCGTCCTGATTTGCCGACTCTTTTCCCGCACCCGGGCAATGAGGTGTGACATGTCACGGCATTATTGCGTCAGCGAACCTTTACTGGTGGCTGAATTCAGTAACGAAAATGAGTTGGCGGGTGTCGCATGAGCATGGAACTGATGGTTAAAGCAATGAAGGTCAAGGTGGGAAATCCACTGCGTAAGCTCGTGCTACTGAAGCTTGCAGATAACGCTAGTGACCATGGCGAGTGCTGGCCAAGCTATCAACATATCGCCGATCAGTGCGAAATCAGTAAGCGATCTGTGATGATTCACATTGATGCTTTATGTGAATGCGGCCTGGTAAAAAAAGAACTTCGCCCAGGTCCAAAAGGTAACTCAAGTAATGTATATCGGCTTGATTTCAGTAGTGCAGGAGATTCACTAGGGGGTAGTGCAAATCGTTCACTACCTGGTGCAGCAGATTCACCCCGTAGTGCAGGAGATTCACTAGGGGGTAGTGCAGGAGCTGCACCCAGAATCAGTCACTCTTTTGAACCAGTCAATGAATCAGTCATAGAACCTAAATATAACGGTTCATCTGATAACCATTCTGAAAATCGCTCTTCCAAAGAGAACTATTCCAACGAGTTCGAGAAGGCATGGCAGGCATACCCTAAACGTGCTGGCGGTAATTCTAAAGCTGCCGCCTGGAAAGCCTGGAAAGCTCGAATCAAAGACGGTGTTAACACTGAGGCAATGCTGGCTGGTGTAAACCGTTATGCAGGTTATGTCCGTGCTACAGGTAGCGCCGGAACGCAGTACGTGAAACAGGCGGCGACGTTCTTTGGACCCGATCGGCATTTCGAAGAGCCATGGCAGGCGCCATCTGGTGCGGTAAGCGGTAGACCTGGTGGGCTGCCGGTTTCGGGGTTTAGTGAACAAGACTATGGCCAATCAGACTGCAACTGGTAAGCAGGAGAAATCAAAATGCTGAGTATCAAACAACGCGAAGAAAGGGAAGCTCTGGTGGCAAAGCGCGAAGGGCTTCGTGAAGAGCTGGCGTTTGCTGTGGAACACAAAAAACCGTGGCAGTGGGGAAGCTGGGAGTCAGGGAACGTCCACGCCGCCGTCTGTGAAAAACATGGTGATTATCAGCGTATTTCCCTCACTGGAAAAGCCTATCGAGGCGTTGAAAATGTTAAGCACTCCCAATGCCCGGAGTGTGTGAAAGCGGAACTCGCTGGCATTGAATCCAGTCTGCGTACATTGCGAGTAGCCGACCTGATAGACAATGCCGGGATTGCACGACGGTTCGAAGCATGTGAATTCGATAACTACCAGGCCATCAATCAGGATGCCGCCAAAAATCTCGCGGCTTGTCAGCGTTATGCCAGCAGCTGGCCTGAGCGACTTAATGCCGGTACCGGGCTTGTTATGACCGGCAATTGCGGCACCGGCAAAAACCACCTGGCAGTGGCTATGGTAAAGAGCATCATCCGCGATCACCTTGCGAATGTGGAAATCACCGATGTCATGCGCCTCACCCGAGCGGTAAAAAGCACATGGCGCCACAATGCCGAAATGACCGAGGAAGACGTCATTGAACGCTTTGCTTCACTGGATCTTCTGATTATCGACGAAGTTGGTGTTCAGTTTGGCAGCCCGACTGAAATGACCATCCTGCAGGAAATTATCAATGCCCGGTACGAAAGCATTTTGCCAACCATCCTGATCAGCAATCTCACATTTGACCAGCTGAAAGAGACTATTGGTGAGCGAATCGTGGACCGGGTTACAGATGGTGGCCGCAACCGTCTGGCATTTGGCTGGGGAAGTTTCCGTGCCATCGCGTCAGGAGTTGTAGCATGACTCCTGTCTGGAAAAATGAAGATCTGGAAGGTGCGGTGATCGGCGCAATTTTTCTGCGTGGAGCCGACCCTGAGGTACTGGATATTCTTTCCAGGGTGCCGGCCACCGCTTTCTCGGTACCGCAGTATCGTGAAATATATACTGGGATCTGCCGTCAGGCGCGTGGAGCTGGCGTTATTGACCCTGTACTGCTCTGCGAAAACATGCCAAAGCACAGCGCAATCATTATGGATTCGAGCCGTATCGCATGGGCCAAGTCGGCTCTTGTGTCATACGTTGCCACGCTTGAGCGTAATGCAGCTGTTCGTGATGCCGAAGCTGTGATTGAAAGGGCGCTGGCTGATCTCCGGAGTGCTCACAATGGTGATGCGGCTTTATCGGCATTCAGGGCTGCACAGAACAGCATTGCCGCAATTTCTCTCGAAGAAAAGACCGTTCAGCCAGTTCATATCGACGACATTCTTCCTGCTGTAGTGGATCGGGTAGATGCACGCAACCGCGGCCTCGAAGAAGCCAGAAGCCTCATGACGGGCATTGAGGAGCTTGATGCAAAGACTGGAGGCATTGAACCAACAGACCTGGTGTTTATCGCTGCGCGGCCGTCGATGGGTAAAACTGAATTGGCGCTGGATATCATCGACAAAGTTTCTGAGCAGGGCCGCGGTGTGCTGTTCTTCAGCATGGAAATGCCAAATATCCAGATCGGTGAGCGAATGGTATCCGCTGCGGGTGGTATGTCTGTTTCACGCCTGAAAAAGGCTGCTGATTTTGAGGATGAGGACTGGGCCAGGCTGACAAACGGTGTAGAACGGCTGACTGGTCGTAGCATCTGGATGGTTGATTCCACCGATCTGACAGTAGATCAGATTCAACAGATAGCTACCCGCCTGCAACTGGCGCATCCGGAAATAGCGCTGGTGGTGGTGGATTATCTGGCACTCATCAAAATCGAAAGCACTGCACGATATGACCTTGCCGTCGGAGAGGTGTCAAAAGGACTAAAACGTCTGGCTAAATCTAATAAAACGCCGGTGCTTGCCTTGAGCCAGCTTTCTCGTGGCGTTGAGTCGCGGCCCAATAAGCGACCGATGAACTCAGACCTCAAAAACTCTGGTGAGATCGAGGCAGATGCTGATCTGATCATGATGCTTTACCGCGACGAAGTTTATAACCCTGAGTCTCCAGCGAAAGGGATCGCGGAAATTAACGTGACCAAACAGCGAAACGGTGAACTAGGCACGATTTACCGTCGATTCTATAACGGGCACTTCCTGCCAATTGACCAGGAGTTAGCAAAGCAGCGTTCGGCGCCACAGCAGAAAACTCAAACCAGACGATACGCAAAAGATAGGCAATCCAGCAATGCAGACTATTAAAACCATTAAAACAGCGGGGGCAAGCGCATGAAACTGGAAGCATCACTCAAACATTTTAGTCCTCAGGGAATGCACATCAGCGATGACGTGAAGGGAACTTCTCCGGACCGCCTTACAGGAACAGATGTAATGGCGGCGATTGGCACCACCAGCAGCCGTGCGCGCTTCGGCCTGGCGGCGTTCTTCGGTAAAGCGGGAATCAGCAAAACGGATGAACAGCTCGCAGTTCAGGCGCTGGCGCGATATGCGATGGATGTCGCACCGAAGAATGTTCGCAAAGCAGCTGGTGGCCAGTTCGGATGGTGTATGCAGATGCTGGCACAATTTGCCTTTGCTGATTACTCACGTTCAGCGGCTACCAGCGTGACGTGTCACAGCTGCAGTGGTACCGGGTTTATCTCCGGGAATGAGGATGTGGTTAAACATCCTGGTATTTTCGACGCCGACGGGGCCGAAGTGGTGGCCCCGAAGATTAAAAATGAGCTGGTGCATAGGGTTTGCGGAACATGCGGAGGGAAAAAGGTAATCCTTGCGCGGTGCAGATGCGGCGGTAAAGGTGAAGTGCTGGATCGCAAAGCGACCAAAGAACGTGGCGCACCGGTTTTCAAAACGTGTGAACGTTGCTCTGGTAATGGCTTCTCTGCTATCTCCTCGGCGACGGTACACCGTGCCATTCTGAAGCGTCTCCCGGACCTCCATCAGTCCTCATGGTCACGCAACTGGAAACCCTTCTATGAAATGCTGGTGGACACTCTGCGCCAGGGGGAGCGTCACGCGGCAGTAGAATTTGAGAAGGCAACAACTTATTAATATGATCGGAGCAAATGGCGACACTTTTTTGCACGTTAGTGTTGACTTTGCATAAAACTGTCCAGTATGCTTCTAATCGTGGAAGATACCGTCCAAACGAAATAAAACAATTAAGCCCCGCCAGCAATGGTGGGGCTTTTTAGTTGCAACACAACGGAAATCGCTTTGAGTATGTGACGGCATCCCGGTGAGTCCAGGCACACTTCCCTGGCGCGGCAAAGCGATCCCCATTGTGATGAAGCTCAACGGCGAGCTAGGGAATAGTTTTGCGGTGAATATTCTAGATAACTAACCGCAGGATGCGCGTAACCCAATCGGCAGCGCACCGATGGAAGCTGGTTCGACTCCAGCCGTCACAATCATTTATTCAGGCTACCTTCGGGTGGCCTTTTTTATTTCCCCTCAACCTTCTGAGAGGATCAACAGCAATAAGAGGGGGCAAAATGTCCGCAGAACCGATATCTGCAACGGTAACGGCAGGCGTGGCCGCCGGCACCACCGGAATCACCTTAGCGACGATGTTTCCAGAAGCGACACCCGCTGTAATGCTTTGCTCTCTAGCTGGGGCGGCTCTTTACGTCTTGAGCAGCGAGGACCACAAGCTCTGGAAGCAAATACTGTTTGCGCTTATCTCATTTATCGGTGGGGTTTACTGCGCCGGAACAGCATCTGAAATCATCGCTGCGCTTATCAATGCGGCATTAAGTCACCTTTCTCCGCCAGTTGCCGTGAAAGTATCTCCAGCCATTGGTGCGCTGGCGGCCTCAACGGTTTCTGTCACCGTCCTGCTTCGCGTTCTCAAGCGCTCGAAGACAGGAGACTTACCCGGATTGAAGGGGGAAGAATGACGTGGCAAACACTGATCCTGAACATTAACGCTGTTGCATGCATCCTCATCAGCATACGCCTGATGTTCTTCAGGAAGCGGAGCTTACGGCGCCGCCGTCTGATGGAGTTTCTGGCGTATGGGCTGATCCTCGCTCCAGCGTTTACCGCTTTCCGAATCTGGCACGGTGATTACGTGCAGGTCGACTACGGAGAGCTGGTTGTCAATCTCGTTGTCTGCATTGCCGTATGGCGAGCAAGGGGCAACATCGCAAGAATCGCAGGGGAAAGCACAACGTGACCAAAGACGAAATATTTAATGCCATCCTCGGCAAAGAGGGCGGGTACGTTAATCACCCCGACGACAAAGGCGGCCCAACAAACTGGGGGATCACGCAAGCGGTAGCTCGCGCTCACGGTTACAACGGTGATATGCGCAACCTTACCCGCCAGCAGGCGCTGGATATCCTGACTGCTGACTACTGGACAGGGCCACGCTTCGACCTTGTTTCTGAGGTATCACCAGCCATCGCTGCCGAACTCTGCGACACAGGCGTAAACATGGGCCCATCGGTGCAGACCAAATGGTTTCAGCGTTGGCTGAACGTGTTCAACATTCAGGGCACGCTCTATCCCGATCTGATTGCAGATGGTTTTATTGGTCCGCGAACTATCAGCGCGTTAAAAAGCTATCTTTCCCGGCGCGGAAAAGAGGGTGAGCTGGTTATGCTTCGGGCCCTGAATTGTAGCCAGGGTCAGCGTTATCTTGAGCTGGCAGAACAGCGCAGCGCGAACGAGACGTTTGTTTATGGCTGGGTAAAGGAGCGGGTGGTTATATGACGCTTGAGATGATTACCGGACTCGTTGTCGCGGTATTTGCTGCTATTGCCGCCGCATTTGGCCTAGGTCATTCACGCGGCACCAGCAAAGCGGAAGCGAAAGCCGACCAGCAGCGCACCGAAGATAACGCAGCGGCCACGGTCGCAGCTGCAGAGCGCCGGGTAGAGACAACGAAAGAGGCCAGTAATGTACAGCAGACTGTTAACCATATGCCTGGCGACGATGTTGATAGTGAGCTGCGCACAAACTGGACCCGTAAAGGTTGAGGTAGTGGACACGGCTTGCGACTGGGTTAAACCCATATACGGAACGGATCACGACTGGGATGTTCTGGACCGCCAGACGAAGAAAGACATCCTGGCGCATAACAAAGCGTGGCAGGCGAACTGCCAGAAACAAAAAGAAGTGAGGTCAAAGTGATCGCAACCATCGGAACGATTCTGGTGTGGCTGATTATTGGCGCTGTGGGTGTTGTTGGCCTCTTCTGTGCCTTTATCGGCTTCATGTTTTTAGTTCATTGGCCTAAATAGGGCTATCCCAACCAGAGGATAAGACAACCATTATCCCCTACAAGGTATAAAACGGCCTCGCACCCGCGGGGCTTTTTAATGCGCATCGCACGCGCACATCAAAGAAAGTCTTTCAGCTGTGAGCCTGGGCAAACCGTTAACTTTCGGCGGCTTTGCCGTGCGACAGGCTCACGCCTAAAAGGAAATCCCTCATGAAATATTTATCGCTGCAGCAGGCGATGCTGGGCATGCGCGTAACAATGACCGACGACGGCTTGATTCTCAAAAGTCCTGCAGGTAGCGCTCACTACGATTTGAAAGGTCGCCGCCATACAGTTTGGGGTGATGCTTCTTTCTTCCCTGAACATCTACAGGTGAAAGATAAGCGCAAACCGAAAGGTGGCCACGTCAGCTACGGCAATGGCGAAATCGTTAGTCATCGGGCTGATGGTTCTGTGGCCTGGCGAATGGGGAAGATAGCAGAACCTACAAAAACGCCTGATGCTGCATTAGGTGAGTTGTCGGCTGTTTACACTCTTCCGCGTTACAAAATTAGTAGCGACATGAAGAGGCAGGGGCTGATTGCTAATGCTCTTGATGAAGCAAAGCAGAGGTCAAATGAGGTATTTGGCGGATTTCCAGCAGATAAAACAGCGGTGGTTTTCTTGGCTGATCGCTGGGTAGCTATTGAAGGAGGCTACACTCCAGACGAAATGCGTGATGCCGTGGAATACATCAAGCACAGACGTCTGACGAAGGAATTTGGTAAGGGGCTCGCTGATTTATCTCCATTTGCCATGAATGGCGGACAGGTATTTATCAAGGATGCCGTCATCCAGAAGGTTCAGCTGAGCCGTACTGAAAAGGACCCGCGAAAAGGCTATGCCATAAATGTTGGCATCGGTCCCGAAATTAAGACCAGCGTGAAGCTATCTCCAGAGATGGAAAAAGCGATTTCAGATGTTGTCTCTGCGGAACTGAAAAAAAATCTTCAGCCGGGCGGCACGATCTGGACTTCCTTGAAGCGTGGATTCTGACGGGAGGTTTTATGCAGGTCACTATTGATGGTGTCCCATACGCTCCCGCCAGCGTCGTTTCATCACGGATCGGCATTGCAATTTCGACACATCAGCGCGCAGACGTATTAAAACGAGCACTCGAACAGCACTTGAAGCATCTTCCCGCCGGCGCGCTGGTGGTGGTGGTCGATGATGGTTCAAAACCTGCAGCGGAAGTTCCCCACGGCGTGCAGCTGCTTCGCCATGATGAATCACTCGGCATTGTTGCTTCGAAGAACGCCAGCCTGTCCGCCCTGATGGATGCCGGGTGCGAGCATCTTTTTCTGTGGGATGATGATGCCTGGCCTATCGACGATAACTGGCATCTTCCCTACATCGAATCACCCGAGCCACACCTGGCTTACCAGTTCCTCGATCTTGCTGGCCAGAATAAGCTCAATGACCTTTCGGTGCTTTACCGTGACGATCAGCATGTGGCGTACACCGGGCAGCGCGGAGTGATGCTGTATTACCACCGCAGCGCCATTGAGAAAGTAGGTGGATTCGATCCGATATACGGCCGTGGTATGTATGAACACAGTGACCTCGCGCTACGTATCCATAACGCTGGCCTGACGACGTGGGCTTACGGTGATGTGGTCGGTTCAGAAAAGCTGATCCATTCTCTCGATGAGCATGAAGCCGTAGAGCGTTCGGTACCGCGTCCCGACCGACAGGCGCTGGTGGAACGTAACGTGAAGATCCACAACGAACGGCGTGATGCCGGGTTTACTGGTTACGTTGAATACCGCCAGCAGAGCGACGTGGTTATCACAACGCTGCTTACCAGTCAGCCTGACCCGCAGCGCGGCACAAAAATGGCGGCCTCGCCTGACATGCTGAGCAAATGGGCGGCCTCGCTTCGCCAGTGTGGTGGTATAGCGCTGGTGGATGAATTACTGACGGCCCCGGCAGATGTTGAGCTATGTCGCGTTCCTGACGTGAAGATGAATGTCTACTTTCGTCGCTGGTTGCACATCTGGCAGCACCTGCGAAATCACCCTGAGTACCGGTTAGTCTGGTGTACCGATGGTACCGATGTCGAAATGCTTCGCGCGCCGTGGGAAGAAATGGAACCCGGGAAGTTGTACGTCGGTTCAGAACCAAAGACCTACGCCGATATCTGGGCAAAGCAGAATCACCCGGAGCGCATCTATCAGGAGTTCATTGAAGAGCATCGCAACGATGTGATGCTTAACGCTGGTCTGCTGGGTGGCACTCGCGCTGATGTAATGGCGTTCGCTCACGGCATCATCCGTCTTTACTACCGGATCGAGAGTTATCGTTTCTGGAAGAAAGAACAGGCTGGCGCCGCGGTGGGGGATATGATCGCTTTCGGCATTGTTGCTAAATCGTTTGGCGATCGAATTGTCACCGGCCCGCGCATCCACACAGTGTTTAAGACTGATGGGCTAGGGAAAGAAGTAGCTTTCTGGCGCCATAAGTAACCTCTATTGAATTTCTTTATTCCTTTTCGTGGAAGGGTTTTCTATGCCTAAAAAAAGACCCATTGAGGAAAGATTCTGGGAAAAGGTTGATAAGCGTGGTGACGATGAGTGCTGGATTTGGCTCGGCGCAACCATTCAACCTGGTGGCGGAAGACATATCAAACCTCAGATATACGGGAAAATAGCGGGGCCGAGAACGCCAGCAGGTCGTGTTTTTTGGTCTTCTCATCGGCTTTCATGGTTTCTGAAGCATGGTGATATTCCGCCTGGCATGCTCGTGGACCATAAGTGTCATAACACTCTATGCGTTAATCCTTCCCACCTCAGACTCGTAACTCCAAAGCAAAATAGCGAAAACCGAGAGGGACCCGCTATCACAAGGAATTCATCTGGGAAGCGCGGGGTAAGATGGAATCCTCAGGTTGGCAAATGGCATGCGTACTACAGCCACAACAGAAAGGCGCACTGCGTAGGCTTCTTCGATAATCTTGAGGAGGCTGCTGAAGCCGCACGACGAGCCCGTAATAAGGTGTTTACCCATAATGATGCTGACAGATATTAAGTTCTGCGTTGTTGGCCATCACTCTCGCATAGGTCATGCGCAACGACTTGCCGCGCTGCTGGATGCTCATCTGCTTATTGATGACGGTAGCCGCGGCGCGAACTGGAATCATCGGCGGGCCATTGAGTGGGCCGCTGAGCAACCATGCCGGGTAGTGGTGCTGGAAGACGACGCGCTGCCTGTTCCAGATTTTATTGAACGGGTTGGTGAATGGCTTAATGGTTTCCCGGAATCGTTGGTGAGTTTTTACTTGGGCACTGGCCGCCCACCTCAGTATCAGATGCAGATTGCTGAGCGGCTAATAGTGGCTGATAAGACTCGCGCTGATTACATCACGCTGTCGAGACTCATTCACGGCGTTTGCTACAGCGTCCCGCCTGAGCATGTGCAGCGCGTGCTATCCCGCTGGGATAACAGCAAGCCCGCCGATTACGCTGTGGGTGATGCATGGGGTGGCTCAGTGATCTATCCGTGTTACTCGCTGGTGGACCATGCAGATGGTGAACCGGTTGAACGTCACCCTGACTCAGCGCCACGCACAGAACGCCGCAGGGCGTGGAGGTTAGCCTGATGCCTGCGTTAATACCGAGAGCATGCCGCAAGCGTGGCTGCCCTGGCACAACCACTGACCGCTCAGGCTATTGTCCCCAGCACCTTAACGAAGGCTGGCAGCAGCATCAGCGAGGACAGAGCAGACATCAGCGAGGTTATGGCAGCAAATGGGACAGGCTGCGCCCAATCGTTCTCAACAGAGACAAACACCTTTGTCAGGAATGCCTGCGAAATGGAAGGTATACACCCGCTGAGACGGTGGACCACATCACTGCCAAAGCAAATGGGGGGACCGATGACCTGTCCAACCTCGAAAGCCTCTGCAAGCCTTGCCACAGGGCGAAGACAGCGGTCGAAAGACTCAAATGAAATCAATTCTCATTTGAATCGACCGAGGGGGAGGGCGGGTTGAAAGTTCAGGAACGACGCGCCAAAGGACCGCCGCCTTACCTCTTTTCACATCGCCGCAGGTTAGAAAACTTTTTTATGGGGTCCCCCATTCGATGATTAATAGGAGTTTTCGATTATGTCTGGACCACCGAAAACCCCGACCCATCTACGTTTGGTGAGGGGTAACCCATCAAAACGCCCGATCAATGAGAACGAACCAAAACCCGCTGCAGGGGTACCCCCAACGCCGAAGCATTTCGACAAGCAGGGGAAATACTGGTTCAAGCGGATGGCCGATGAGCTCGATGCTATTGGTGTTATGTCCCAACTGGACGCCAGAGCCCTTGAGTTGCTGGTTGAGGCATATACCGAATACCGGCACCACTGCGACACGCTTGAAATTGAGGGGTACACCTACCGTACCGAAACGCAGAGCGGGGATGTGAAGATCAAAGCTCACCCGGCGGCAATCATGAAAGCTGATGCCTGGAAACGTCTACGTGCCATGCTCGGTGAGTTCGGCATGACGCCAGCAAGCCGCTCTAAAGTGAATGCAAAAGGTCCTGATGCGGTCGACCCGCTGACCGAGTTTATGAAAGCGAGGGATTAATGGCTAAGGTTGCAGAAGGCATCCGCTACGCCGAGAGGGTGGTGGCGGGGGAAATTATTGCCTGTGAGTATGTGCGCCTTGCCTGTCAGCGATTTCTTGACGATCTGGCGCACGGCGAAGAGCGCGGTATTTTCTTCAGTGAGCCGCGCGCACAGCACATTCTGAATTTCTATAATTTTGTGCCTCACGTCAAAGGCGCGCTGGCAGGCCAGCCTATTGAGCTGATGGACTGGCATGTTTTCATCCTGATTAATATTTTTGGTTTTGTTATCCCTCTGGTTAACGAAGAGACGGGGGAAACCGTCCTGCGTAACGACGGCAGCGGTCGGCCGGTGATGGTTCGGCGTTTCCGTACAGCAGATGTAGAAGTGGCCCGTAAAAATGCCAAATCAACACTTTGCTCCGGCGTGGGGCTCTATATGGCTGGCGCTGACGGCGAGGGTGGGGCGGAGGTTTATTCCGCTGCAACAACCCGTGACCAGGCGCGAATTGTTTTTGAAGACGCGAAAAATATGGTCAAGAAGGCGAAAGCCACTCTTGGGCGGATCTTCGAATTCAACAAGCTCGCTATCTACCAGGAGCAAACGGCCTCCAAATTCGAGCCTTTATCATCAGATGCGAACAACCTCGACGGCCTGAACATTCATTGCGCCATCGTCGATGAGCTGCATGCTCATAAAACCCGTGACGTCTGGGACGTTCTTGAGACGGCCACCGGCGCGCGCCTGCAATCTCTGCTTTTCGGTATCACCACCGCTGGCTTCAACAAAGAAGGCATCTGTTACGAACTACGCGATTACGCAATCAAGGTCCTGCGAGGCCTGGTTAAAGACGATACGTTTTTTGCCATCATCTACACCTTAGATGAAGGTGACGATCCCTTTGATGAAAAAGTCTGGCAGAAGGCGAATCCGGGGCTGGGTATCTGTAAGCGCTGGGATGACCTTCGCCGCCTGGCTAAAAAGGCGAAAGAGCAGGTTTCGGCCAGGATTAACTTTTTCACCAAACACATGAATATCTGGGTTACCGCTGAGTCTGCCTGGATGGACATGATGAAATGGGAAAAATGCGAGTTTACCGCCCCGCAGCACGAACTTAAAACCTATCCCTCCTGGGTGGGCGTTGACCTTTCAAACAAAATTGATATCTGTGCAGCCGCTAAAGTCTGGCGCGCACCAGGTGGCCACGTTCATGCGGATTTTAAATTCTGGCTGCCGGAGGGACGCCTTGATAAGTGTTCACGACAGATGGCAGAGCTCTATCGTAAGTGGGCCGAGATGGACAAGCTGATCCTTACCGACGGGGATGTAATCGACCATGCTCAGATTAAGGAAGAGCTGCAGGTGTGGGTTGCTGGCGAGAGTCTGAAAGAAATTGGCTTCGACCCGTGGAGTGCGACGCAGTTCAGCCTTGCGCTGGCAGAAGAAGGGCTGCCGCTGGTGGAAGTGCCGCAGACGGTTCGCAATTTCTCTGAGGCGATGAAAGAGGTCGAAGCACTGGTATACGGTGGCCGCTTCCATCACAGCGATCACCCGGTAATGAACTGGATGATGTCCAACGTAACCGTCAAACCTGACCGAAACGAGAATATTTTCCCGAACAAGTCCACACCAGAGGCCAAGATTGATGGCCCGGCGGCATTGTTCACAGCAATGAGCCGCGTTCTGGTTAACGGTGGCAACGACCAGCAGGATCTCTCCGGATTCTTCAATAATCCCATCATGGTAGGTTTCTGATGAAAAAAAACAAACAGCCAGGCATGGTGAAAAGCGCTCTGCTTAACTGGCTTGGTGTGCCTATCAGCCTGACTACCGGCACGTTCTGGGAGGAATGGTTTGGCACCAGCAGCAGCGGAAAGGTGGTCACGGCCGATAAAGCCATCCAACTATCGGCTGTATGGGCATGCGTAAGACTGTTAAGCGAGTCTATTTCAACCCTTCCGCTGAAAATATACGTTCGACAGCCTGACGGTTCGCGTAAAGCGGCAACCGATCATCCGGCCTATTCGATACTGTGCCGCCGACCCAATTCAGAAATGACACCATCACGCTTTATGTTGATGGTGGTCGCCAGTATTTGCCTGCGCGGAAACGCCTTCATTGAGAAGAAATTCATCGCAAACCGCCTGGTTTCGCTGGTGCCTTTACTGCCGCAGAACATGGTGGTTAAACGTCTCACTACCGGTGCGCTGGAATACAAATACACTGAAAACGGAAACGAGCGCGTCATTCCAGTCAAAAACATCATGCACATTCGCGGGTTCGGCCTGGACGGTGTTTGCGGCATGATGCCGATGAAGACTGGCCGGGATGTGATCGGTTCAGCAATGGCCGTTGAAGAGTCTGCGGCGAAAATATTCGAGCAGGGTCTGCAGAGCTCAGGTTTTCTCTCCGCTGATAATGCGCTGACAGACGATCAACGTGAAAGACTTCGTGGCTATATGGCATCATTCACCGGCTCCAAAAACGCCGGAAAAATTATGGTTCTTGAAGGTGGCCTGAAATATCAGGGCGTGACCATGAACCCGGAAGATGCTCAGATGCTCGAAAGCCGCGCATTTAGCATTGAGGAGATCTGCCGCTGGTTTCGCGTGCCGCCTTTCATGGTTGGTCACACTACGAAACAAAGCAGCTGGGCATCAAGCCTGGAGGGTATGAACCTGCAGTTTCTGACTCATACACTTCGACCGCTGCTGGTGAATATTGAGCAGGAAATTGGCCGGTGCTTACTCGACAGCGATGACGAAGTGTTTGCAGAATTCTCTGTTGAAGGTCTACTGCGAGCCGATAGTGCCGGTCGCGCGGCATATTATACAAGCGCGCTTCAAAATGGCTGGATGTCCCGTAATGACGTTCGTCGTCTTGAGAACATGCCACCGATTGAAGGGGGTGACATTTACACCGTTCAACTCAACCTGACGCAACTGAAAAATCTCGAAAGCAGCAACCCTGCTGTTCAGGCACTGGCCCTGCGAGAGCTGCATAACCACGTATTCCCCGATATTTCCTTTGAACAATCTCCGCTGAAACAGGCCGCTTAGGAGCACTTTCCTGATGAGCAAAAAACAACTTCCGGTAGCACCGGCGGGTCGCCCCTGCGCGCGCGTTACCTGTGAAACATTACCATCCGCACTGGACCGCTGGGACGGCGGGATCAAAGCGGCGGCCACCGACGATAGCAGCATTTCTGTTTTTGATGTTATCGGGCAGGACTACTGGGGCGAAGGGGTAACAGCTAAACGTATCGCCGGTGCGCTTCGGACTATGAACGGCGCCGACGTCACGGTGAATATCAACTCACCGGGCGGCGACATGTTCGAAGGTCTGGCTATTTATAACCTGCTCCGCGAATACGAAGGCCGTGTAACGGTGAAGGTGCTGGGCATTGCCGCCAGCGCCGCCTCGATAATTGCGATGGCCGGGGATGATATTCAGATTGGCCGCGGCGCCTTCCTGATGATCCACAACTGCTGGGTATACGCGATGGGAAACCGCCATGATTTTGCAGAACTGGCACAGTCACTGGAACCTTTCGATACCGCTATGGCTGACATCTACGCGGCGCGCTCCGGCCTTGATATGGCCGCTGTGAAGAAGCTGATGGACGCGGAAAGCTATATCGGTGGCAGTGATGCTGTGGCGAAGGGGCTGGCAGATAGCTTGCTTTCTGCTGATGCGGTCAGCGACGGCGACGAATCGCCTGCAGCTGCGCTTCGCAAACTTGATGCATTGCTGGCCAAGACCAACACCCCGCGCTCTGAGCGCAGAAAACTCATTAAAGCCTTATCCGGTGGCATGCCTGGCGCTGTCACCACCAACGACGGTACGCCGGGCGCTGCCGAAGACATCAAACCTGAAACCATCAATTCACTTGAAATCGCCCTGGCGGCGTTAGTCAAATAAGGACCCTTTATGTCTGAAGTAAACGATATTCTGAAAAAAGTCACGGCCAGCATCGAAGAGGCAACCGGCAAGTTCAACGCTAAAGCAGAAGATGCACTCAAAGAGGCGAAGAAATCCGGCAAGCTGTCAGAAGAAACAAAGGCAGCCGTCGATAAGATGGCTTCTGAGTTCAACGCCCTGCGTGAAGCAGAAAAAACGCTGAAGGCCGCAATGGGCGAACTTGAGCAACATGTTGCCCAGATGCCGCTGGCAAACGCGAAACAGATTGTCGAGTCCGTTGGCCACCAGGTGATCTCCGCTGAAGCCCTGAAAACCTTTGCTTCCAGCGTGGAAGGTGGTAAGCGCATCAGTATTCCGGTTAAGGCAGCCCTGACTTCGGTGGATGTTCCTGATGGTGTTGTGGAGCCACAGCGCCTGCCGGGTATTGATACGGCACCGAAACAGCGCCTGTTCATCCGCGATCTGATTGCTCCAGGCCGTACATCATCCTCAGCTATTTTCTGGGTGCAGCAGACAGGCTTTACCAATAACGCGAAAGTGGTTCCTGAAAATATGCAGAAACCATACAGCGAAATTGAGTTCACGCCGAAAATCACTGGCGTAAGCACCATCGCTCACCTGTTCAAAGCCTCGAAGCAGATCCTGGATGACTTCGCACAGCTGCAGTCAACCGTTGATGCAGAAATGCGCTACGGACTGAAGTACGCGGAAGAGCAGGAAATTCTCTTCGGTGATGGTACCGGCGTGCATCTGCATGGCATTGTTCCTCAGGCGTCAGCGTTTAATCCGGCGTTCACTGTGGAACAGCAGAGCGGGATTGACGATCTGCGCCTGGCAATGCTGCAGGCGCAACTGGCGCGATTCCCGGCATCTGGCCACGTTCTTCACTTCATTGACTGGGCGCGGATCGAACTGACCAAAGACAGCCTTGGCCGTTACATCCTGGCTAACCCTGCAGCGCTGACTGGTCCTACTCTGTGGGGTCTGCCAGTTGTTGCAACGGAAGCGGCAGCCTTCCAGGGTAAATTCCTGACCGGTGCATTCAACGCTGGGGCGCAAATCTTCGACCGCGAAGATGCGAACGTGGTTATCTCCACGGAGAACGCCGACGACTTCGAGAAAAACATGATCACCATCCGTTGCGAAGAACGTCTGGCGCTGGCTGTGAAACGCCCTGAGGCGTTCGTGTACGGTTCATTCAGCACCGGCGCGGGTAGCTGATAACTATTGCGGCCTTCGGGCCGCTTTTTTTTCGGGGCAAACAAATGCTTGATCAGAATGTGGTGAAACAGCATTGCCGAATTGATACCGACTTTACGGGTGATGATGCTCTGCTGGAGATTTACACAGGTGCGGCGGCCCGGTACGTCCAGACATGGACAAGGCGAACGCTCTATGAAAACCAGAGCTCCCCTGGCTACGCAGATGACCCGGACCCGATTCTACTGAATGATGATGTTAAAGCGGCCATGTTATTGCTGATAGGTCACTGGTATGCCAACAGAGAATCAGTTTCCGTCGGTCAGACTGTTGCAGAGGTCCCGTTTGCAGTTGAAGCCTTGCTGCAGCCATACCGAATTTACGGGGTATAGGAGGACTTTATGCAGGCCGGAAGACTGAGAGACAGGGTGGTGGTTCAGAACCTCACAACATCCAGAGATCCTTCTGGCCAGCCTGTTGAAGCATGGCATGACGGCGCAGAAACCTGGGCAGAAGTAAAGGGCATTAGTGGCCGCGAGCTGGTAGCCGCTAGTGCTGAAACCGCAGTCGCCACTATCAGGGTATGGACACGATTTCGTAGCGATATAACTGCTGCGTCCAGACTCAGGGTTATGACTGGCGCGTTCAAGGGGGCCATTTTGAATATCATTGGTCCGCCAATCCCTGACTCTCGCGGTGTTCAGCTCGAAATTCTTTGCAAACAGGGTACCGAAAAATGATTGAGACGAGCCTCGATTTTTCCGGGCTGAATGACATCGCAAAGGATCTGGAGGCGCTTAGCCGCGCTGAAAACAACAAGGTTCTGCGTGATGCCACGCGCGCTGGCGCCGAAGTGCTTAAGGAAGAAGTGATCGCCCGCGCACCGGTGCGTACCGGGAAACTGAAAAAAAACGTGGTGGTAGTGACCCAAAAAAGCCGCCGCCGCGGGGAAATTTCTTCCGGTGTCCACATTCGTGGTGTTAACCCGCGCACCGGGAACAGCGATAACACGATGAAAGCGAATAACCCGAGAAACGCCTTTTACTGGCGATTCGTCGAAATGGGTACCGTTAACATGCCGCCGCACCCTTTCATTCGTTCCGCGTTCGATGTACGCCAGGAGCAGGCGACGGAGGTCGCAATCAGGCGCATGAACCAGGCCATTGACGAGGCATTAAGCAAATGACGGAAGACGATCTCTATCCTCTGCTGGCGCCGCTGGCCGGAGGGCAGGTTTATCCCTACGTTGCCCCACTCGGCAGTGACGGGAAGCCTTCAGTCTCTCCGCCCTGGGTAATTTTCTCGATTATTACCGACGTGGCCGCAGACGTTCTTTGCGGTCAGGCTGAATCTGCCGTTTCTGTGCAGGTTGATGTCTATTCCAGCACCATCGCCGAAGCGCGCACGATCAGGAATATGGCGCTTGATGCTCTGCAGGTGCTGAAGCCGGAAAGCATTGTGAAAACGCCGGGCTATGAGCCTGATCAGCGCTATCACCGGGCAACGCTGGAATTTCAGGTAACCGTTTAACCTTACCCACCATAACATACCGCCCCGGCGGTCTTTTTTTTATCTGGAGAAACCATGACCAGTAAGTATGAAGTTACAAAGGGGATGACCTTTGCCGTCTCCGACGCACCGGTAACCGCCGAGGATTTTAACGCCTCAGGTTTCCCGGGTGCTGGTGTTACCTGGCTGGAAGCAGCCTGTGCAACAAAGGAGATCACCTTCACCGGCGGGCAGAAAGGGGATATCGACGTAACCACGCTGTGCTCAACTGAACAGGAGCAAACCAACGGCCTCGCCGCGCCTGCTGAAATGAGCATTACCCGTAACTGGGTTGGCGATGAAGCAGCACAGGAGGCACTGCAGACCGCTTACGAAAATGACGAACTGCGCGCGCTGCGCGTGGTATTCCCGTCTGGCAACGGTTTCTACGTGCTGGTTGAGGTGCGCCAGAGCTCATGGTCTGCTGCAACCTCTTCCGTTGTTGGCGCTACCTATTCTCTGCGTGTACGCGGCAAACCTAAACGCATCTACGCGTCTGGTTCCTGAGCGGCTTCGGCCGCTTTTTTTTTATCCCTCCGATCATGTAACAAGAGAAAAATGAAATGCCGCAAAAAACATCACAGAATTCATTACGCAACGTGGCGCTTACAGCATCGAAAGCCTACCGCACCAAAGAAGGTATCACGGTCCCTGAATGGGATGGCGCAAAGGTAACGCTGCGTGAACCCTCTGGCGATGCCTGGGTGAAATTCCGGGAGATCGTTAATCCACAGATCGCCGAGGGCGAAGAGGCACCGACGCTGACGGAGGCGGAAAAGTTTCTGCGTAACAAAGAGGCTGATGTGGTTCTGTTTATTGACGTTCTGCTGGATGAAAACGGCGAGCGAGTATTCAGCGATGAGGATCAGGAGCAGGTATCTAAAATTTATGGTCCTGTGCACTCCCGCCTGCTGGCTCAGGCTCTCAACCTCGGAATGAGCCAGGAAGAAGCGGGAAAGCCGTAAAGCAGCCGCTGACCTTCTTCCTGATGTCGCTGGCGCTCCGGTTGGGGCGCACTCTCCACGAACTGCGCCAGACCATAACCGCCAGCGAGCTCAAAATGTGGATCGAGTTCGACCGCATCAGTCCGATTGGTGACTGGCGCGCCGATGCTCAGGCGGCGCAGATCTCCGTTGCAATGCTGAACTCTCAGGGCGGGAAATTCACCATTCCTGACGTGATGCTGAAATGGGGTGAGCAGGAAGAAGGCGCTGAAGTCTCTGAACTTGAAGAATGGATGTCCAGTCTTTGATGCCCGCGGCTGCGGGCTTTTTTATGGGTGAAATATGGCAACGCTGCGCGAGCTAATCATCAAAATTTCGGCGAACTCTTCTTCTTTCCAGTCAGAGATCGCCAGAGCGTCCCGCATGGGAACCGATTACTACCGCTCTATGGAACAGGGCGGGAAAAAAGCTGCAGCGGCCACGCGTGAAACTCAGCGTTCTTTGGCTGAGCTGAATGCTCAGCTTGCAACAGTTCGGTCTTCTGCTGCCGGGCTTGCCGGTGCATGGGCTAGTGCATTTGCCACGCATCAGCTGATCGCGTTTGCCGACACCTGGAACCAGTTGAATTGGCGTCTTCGCCTTGCTTCCTCTTCCAGCGAGGATTACGTGCAATCCCAGCGCGTGCTGATGGAGATTAGCCAGCGCACCGGAACATCCCTCGAGGCTAACAGCAACCTTTACAGTCGTATCGCTCAATCCCTGCGTGATGCCGGTTATGCGTCTGCTGACGTCGCGAAAGTGACGGAAACCGTTGCAACATCACTGAAGCTTTCTGGCGCAAGCACAGAAGAGGCGAGTTCCGTTATCACACAGTTGAGCCAGGCGCTTGGCTCAGGTGTTCTGCGAGGTGAAGAGTTTAATGCCATCATGGAGAACGGCGGCCGCCTGGCGAAACTGCTGGCTGATGGGCTGGGTACCACTGTTGGTGGCCTGCGAAATATGGCCAACAACGGCGAGCTGACTACCAACAAGATCGTCCCACTGCTGACCAACGTCGAGATCCTCCGTAAAGAGTTCGACACCATTCCCGCATCAATCAGCGGATCTGCACAGAAAGTGCAAAATGCCTTTCTAGCATGGGTTGGCGGGGCGAACGATGCCGTCGGCGCATCATCAACCCTATCCGGCGTGCTGGATGGTCTGGCGAATAACATCGATGATGTGGCAAATACAGCCGGTATTCTGGTTGGTGTTGGCCTCGCTCGTTATTTTGGCAATATGGTTGGCAGCGTCGCTCAGTCAACCCGGGCAGTGCTCGCTAATACGGCCGCCGAGGTCGCGCTGGCGCAGGCTCAGGTCCGTGGAGCTCAGGTTAGCGTTGCTGCTGGTCGCCAGGCTGTTTACCGCGCTCAACAGGCGCGTGCAGCGGCGACGAGTATTGAGGCTCAGATTGTCGCTGAGCGTAATCTTGCTGCTGCTCAGGCATCACTGAATACGGCGCTTGCTGGCAGAGCTTCGGCCGTTAATAACCTCACCAATACAGCCTCGGTGATGTCCCGCCTGGGTAGTGGCGTTCTTGGCATTCTCGGTGGCTGGCCTGGAGTGATTATCGGTGCCGGCGCTGCGATGTATGGCCTTTATCAGCATACCCAGCAAGTGCACCGTGAGGCGGTAGGTTTTGCCAACAACCTTGACGAGATTAACTCCAAGCTCCAGCAGATGTCGGTGCTTGGCCTGCGCTCGACCGCGGCTGATGCCCGTACATCTTTACAGGCGCAAAAACAGGACCTGGCCGACCTCGACTCTCAGATCGCGAAGGTGAAAGACAGCCTTAAGGCGGTTGATCAAATCCAGCAGGACTACAACCGCCATCCGACGCTGACCCTTATCAACACTTTCATGGACCAGGCCGACATCACGGCCAAAAACATTGAGCTGACCGACAAGCTGAACCAGCTGGAGTACCAGCGCGAACAGGCAGCCTCAAAAGTCGAGCAAACGCAGAAGCTGGTAAACAATGCCAGTGATCTGGCCACGCAAAAGGCTATCGAACAGGCTGGCGCCGTCTCAATCCTGAAAGGTGCGTATGACCTGCTTAACCGCTCAATGTCAGCGACCGCTGGCGCGAAGCCGCCGCAGTATGCCGGGCCAGTTGTCTCTCTGGCGAACGCAACGCCTCAACAGCAAACCGCACTGGAGCGCTCACGCCGCGATAACGAGCTGGCCAGCCTCAGCGGATTAGAAAAACTCCATCAGCAGCACGTCTATGAAGCAGAAGACCTGCAGCTGACTGGAGCGCTTTACACCCAGTACATCTACAACAAGGATCAGGCAGCCAAAAAGGATGCTGCGGCTGCGGAGGCAAAAAAAACCTCTACCGCCGCCTCGAAAGCACAGAGTAAAGCCGAGCGCGAAGCGGCCAGCACCGCCGAACAGTATTCCCGGAAAATGGCCGACCTGAGCGTGGATATCGACGTGCAACGCGTCAGGGCGACGGAAGGCGAAAAAGCCTCCGAGCTTTACGCGGCATCGCACCAGGCAGGCACTAAATGGACCGACGAGCAGCGCAGGGCAATCCAGGCATCTTCAGCAGAGCTGGCAAAATGGACGCAAAAAGCCGACGAGAACGTACGCAAGCAGCGCGAACAAGCGGATGCCCTGAAGGATTTAACCGAAGCGGCTCGAAAGTTCAGGGATGAGGCGACGCTGACAACCGAAACCGCAGGCATGAGTGATCGCCAGCGCAGCCGGTTCGATGAGACGCAACAGATCGACCGTGTTTTTGCTAAAACGGACGGCGGCACCGAGGCCATCGCACAGCGCGCAGCTGCCCTCGATGCTCTGGATAAGAAATACAAGGCTATAGCAGCAGCTGAAGCGGACTGGATGTCCGGAGTATCACGCGGCTATGCCAACTGGTTTGATGAAATCAGTAACGTATCCGGCACGGTTTCTGACGGGGTGAAAACCACCCTCGACAGCGCGTTTGGTAATGTCACCTCAATGCTCGAAGGCAATAAGGTTAGCTGGAAATCGTGGGGTATTTCTGTCCTGCAGATTATCGAAAAAGTGGCTCTGCAGATGGCGGTGGTAAGCGCGATGGGGGGCGGCTCTTCCGGATCTGGTTTGTTTGGCTCGCTGGTGGGCGGGATTGCCGGGTATTTCGGTGGCAGTGCCGGCGGCGCAGCTGCCAGCACCGGTACGGCGGTTTCCAGTTACGGATCGAACTTCCAGTTTAACGCCAAAGGCGGCGTTTATGACTCCCCCTCTCTGAGCGCTTTCAGTAATGGGATCGTCAGAAACCCAACAATGTTCGCTTTCGCAAAAGGCGGTGCCGGAATCATGGGCGAGGCTGGGCCGGAGGCGATCATGCCGCTTACCCGCGCGCCGGATGGTTCTCTAGGCGTTCGTGCGGTCGGAGGTGGAGGTGGTCAGTCTGTATCTTCGGCGCCACAGGTTTATATCAACATCGATGGTAACGGAAACACTCAAACTCAGGCGACGACTGGCTACGAACAATTTGCGCGAGAAGTTGGTGCTTTTACAGATAAGCGTTACAGAGAGCTGATAATGAGAGATTTATCTCCAGGTGGGGCTATCTGGAACATGACGAAAGGGGGGCGTTAATGGCCATTGAAACTTTTGCATGGTGCCCAAGAATTAACGCTGAGGCTGATACGTCATTCCGGACGAGGAAAGCGAAGTTTGGCGATGGATATGAGCAGGTGTCTGGTGATGGATTAAACGCCAGAAGTCAGGAGTGGACGCTTAATTTCACAGGGAATGAATCCTATATCGAGGCCATAAAGACTTTTCTTGACAGGCACGGCGGTACCAAAGCGTTTCAGTGGAAACCGCCACTTGAACCATTAGGGCTTTATCGCTGTGAGGCGTATAAACCTACGGGGCTTGGCGCCGGGAAATTTAACCTTGAAGCAACATTCATACAGGCATTCCGACCATGAGTCTTAACGCAGATTTTCAGAAGCTCGAACCTGGCGATGTGGTCAGGCTTTTCGAAGTGGATGGCACGGCATTTGGTTCCGGTGATGTGCTGCGATTTCACAGCTACAGTCTTGCGCACTCTGAAACCGAAATTATCGCTGCCGGCGGTGATGAAAATAAACTGCCTGCAAAATCTATCTGGTGGCAGGGGGCGGAGTATAAAGCCTGGCCCTGCCAGATTGAGGGGATCGAAGCATCTACGAGTGGAAGCAGCGCGCAGCCAAAATTATCTGTGGCTAACCTTGATAGCTCCATAACGGCACTCTGCCTGGCTTATGACGATATGCTGCAGGCGAAAGTGACAATCCATGACACGCTGGGAAAATATCTTGACGCGATTAACTTTGCCGACGGCAATCCAACAGCTGATCCGACCCAGGAAAAGTTGAAGGTTTTCTACATCGATGCAAAGAGCAGTGAAACAAACGAAGTGGTTGAGTTCACGCTATCCAGCCCGATGGACCTGCAGGGGCAAATGATCCCGACGCGGCAGCTTCATTCTCTGTGCACCTGGTGCATCAGGAACAAGTATCGCACCGGCGACGGCTGCGATTATGCCGGAACCAACTATTTCGACAAAAACAACAACCCGGTGAGCGATCCGTCGCTGGATGAATGCAACGGCACGCTGACGGCCTGCAAACTCCGATTCGGCGAAAATAACGAACTCTCGTTTGGTGGCTTCCCGGGCACGTCTTTGATCAGGAGCTGATATGCGGCAGAAAACCATTGATGCCATTATGGCGCATGCTGCTGCTGAATATCCTCGCGAGTGCTGCGGCGTGGTGGCTCAGAAAAGCCGCGTTGAGCGGTATTTCCCTTGCCGGAATCTTGCCGCGACGCCGGAGGACAATTTTTTCCTCTGCCCGGAAGATTACGCAGCTGCTGAGGACTGGGGTACGGTGATCGCCATCGCTCACAGCCACCCCGACGCCACCACCCAGCCGAGCGAAACTGACAAGGCCCAGTGCGACCTCAACGGGCTTCCCTGGCACATTGTCAGCTGGCCGGAAGGCGACCTGAGAACCATCATGCCGCGGGGAGAAATTCCTCTCATCGAGCGGCCTTTCGTCCTAGGCGTCTACGACTGCTGGGGGCTGGTGATGAGTTATTTCCGGCAGACGCATGGCATCGAGCTGCATGACTACCGGGTAAATTATCCGTGGTGGGAAAATGACTACCCGGACAATTTCTATCAGGAGTGCTGGTACGAATGCGGTTTCCGTGAATTTGACGGCCCGCCGCAGCCTGGTGATATGGTGATCATGCAGGTGCAGGCTGATAAGTGGAATCACGCAGGCATCCTGCTGGAAGGCAATATGCTGCTGCACCACCTTTACGGCCACTTGAGCCAGCGCGTGCCGTATGGCGGGTACTGGCAGGAAAGGACGATGAAGGTTCTGCGACATTCGTCCCTATGCTAACCTTTTAGAAAATTCAAAAGGAGAAAGGGAAATGAAGAAGCTGCTTTTAATCATGGCTTTATTTGGCCTGTCTGGGTGTGCTACTGAAGCTGTTTTGCCCAGCCAAGCAAAACAAGCGCCAGCAGAAAGGGTGTTAAAGTATCAGCAAACTTTGAAAAATACTGACGCCACGTTAATAGTCGTGCGGGATAAGGGGTATTTAGGTAGTGGGTGCTTTACAGGGGTCTACCTAAATAATGATAAGGCCGCTATTTTAGATCCGGGTGAAAAAGCAGTCTTCCATTTGCCTGCTGGTGAGTGGAGTGTAGCCATCAAGGGAGAAGGCAAAGTCTGTATTTCTGATGCGGTGCCAGTAGGCTGTTACGTACAGCTAAAGGCAGGAGAAACCAAAGCTGTGCGATTGTTTGCTGATCCGAGCGGGAATGTTGATGTCAAACCTCTGCCATTGCAGTGATCGAATTATTGAATTTATAAACCCACCGTATGGTGGGTTTTTTTATGCCTGGAGAATTTATGCAAGAGAATCTGATACGCATTGAGCTTGGAGGAGTGCTGGGGAAAACTTTCGGGAAAACTCATGAACGTTTGGTTCGAACCACTGGAGAGGCTGTTAGGGCCCTATGTTGCACTATACCTGGGTTTGAAGCATTCCTGAATAACAGCAAAAGTAGAGGGTTGACCTATGCAGTCTTTAAAGGCAAAAAAAATATTGTTCAAGATGATTTAGGTCTTCCTGTTTCAGAATCTGTTGTGCGGATAGTCCCAGTGGTGATTGGTAGTAAAAAGGCTGGGGTGTTACAAACTATTTTAGGTGCTGTTCTCGTTGTAGCAGGGGTGATAGTAACAGGTCTTTCTTGGGGATATGCCGCCCCAGTTGGTGGCGCAATGATTAGTTCAGGCATCGGACTAATGGCAGGTGGAGTAATTCAGATGCTCTCTCCACAAACCGCTGGGCTGGCCAGCAAACAGGATGCAGATAACCGGGCCTCTTATGCGTTCGGTGGCGTAACGAATACCGCAGCGCAGGGATATCCGGTGCCGCTGTTATACGGCCGCCGGCGAATCGGCGGGGCGATTATTTCTGCCGGGATTTACGTCGAAGATCAGCAGTAAAAATAAACCTTTCATTCAGGCCACCTTCGGGTGGCTTTTTTTATGGGCGCAATATGGCAACTGCAACCGCAATAAGGGGCCGCAAGGGTGGCGGATCTAAATCTCGCACACCTACTGAACAGCCTGACGATCTCCAGTCTGTTGCAAAGGCAAAAATATTAATCGCGCTGGGGGAAGGTGAGTTCTCAGGACAGTTAACCGGTAAAGAAATTTATCTTGATGGTACCGCTATTGAGAATGCTGACGGCTCCCAGAACTTCAGCGGTGTTACCTGGGAGTTTCGTCCCGGCACCCAGGCGCAGAAATACATTCAGGGTATCCCCGGCACCGAAAACGAAATCAGCGTGGGGACTGAAGTTTCCAGTGCTACCGCCTGGACCCGTACATTTACCAATACCCAGCTTTCTGCCGTTCGTGTACGCCTGAAGTGGCCTTCCCTTTACCAGCAGGAAGACGACGGCGATCTGGTCGGCTATTCGGTTAAATATGCGATTGACCTGCAGACCGACGGCGGCGCCTGGCAGACGGTACTGAATACCAGCGTAACCGGTAAAACCACATCCGGTTATGAGCGTAGCCACCGTATAGATCTCCCGCAGGCCGGCAGTACCTGGACGCTTCGTCTGCGTAAAATCACCGCTGACGCGAACAGCGCGAAGATCGGCGACACGATGACGCTGCAGAGCTTCACCGAGGTGATTGACGCCAAGCTGCGCTATCCGAACACCGCACTGCTGTACATCGAATTTGACTCAAGCCAGTTCAATGGCTCTATTCCCCAGATTTCATGCGAACCGCGTGGCCGCGTTATCCGCGTGCCGGATACCTACGATCCGGAAACACGAACCTACAGCGGGACCTGGACGGGGGCGTTTAAGTGGGCATGGACTGATAACCCGGCATGGATTTTTTACGACCTGGTGGTGACCGACCGCTTCGGGCTGGGTGATCGCCTGACGGCGGCGAATATCGATAAATGGACGCTGTATCAAGTGGCGCAGTACTGCGATCAGATGGTGCCTGACGGTAAAGGCGGCAGCGGTACCGAGCCCCGATATACCTGTAACGTCTATGTTCAGGAACGGAACGATGCTTACACCGTTCTGCGTGATTTTGCTGCCATATTCCGGGGCATGACCTACTGGGGCGGTGATCAGATTGTTGCGCTGGCGGATATGCCGCGGGATGTGGATTACAGCTATACGCGCGCCAACGTTATCGACGGCCGATTTACCTACGCAAGCAGCACCACAAAAACGCGCTATACCACGGCGCTGGTATCCTGGTCAGATCCGTCTAACGCCTACGCTGATGCAATGGAGCCGGTGTTTGAGCAGGAACTGGTGGCCAGGTATGGATTCAACCAGCTGGAAATGACGGCCATCGGCTGCACCCGGCAATCTGAGGCGAACCGTAAGGGGCGCTGGGGCATTCTCACCAACAACAAGGATCGTGTCGTTTCTTTCGATGTCGGCCTGGACGGGAACATCCCGCAGCCGGGTTACATCATCGCCGTGGCAGACGAGCTGCTTTCCGGAAAGGTTATGGGCGGACGCATCAGCGCCGTTAACGGTCGCGTTATCAAACTTGACCGCGTGGCAGATGCGGCAGCAGGTGATCGCCTTATTCTCAACCTACCTTCCGGTGCATCGCAGAGCAGGACCATTCAGGCCGTGAACGGTGAATCAGTCACAGTCACCACGGCATACAGTGAGACGCCACAGGCTGAAGCTGTTTGGGTGGTTGAATCTGACGAGCTTTACGCTCAGCAGTATCGCGTTGTCAGCGTAAGCGATAATGATAATGGCACCTTCTCGATCACCGCCGCATGGCACGATCCGGATAAATATGCCCGTATCGATACTGGCGCAATTATCGACCAGCGGCCAATAAGTGTAATACCTCCTGGTAATCAGTCCCCGCCAGCTAACATCGTGATCAGCTCGTTTTCTGTTGTTCAGCAGAATATCAGCGTCGAGACCATGCGCGTCAGCTGGGACCAGGCGCAGAATGCTATCGCCTATGAGGGGCAGTGGCGCCGTAACGATGGAAACTGGGTGAACATGCCTCGCAGCTCCACCACGTCATTTGACGTCCCGGGGATTTATGCCGGGCGCTACCTGGTGCGCGTGCGCGCAATTAATGCCGCTGAAATTTCCTCAGGATGGGGATATTCAGAAGAGAAGACACTGACCGGCAAAGTAGGTAATCCGCCTAAGCCAGTAGGATTCACGGCCACGGGAATTAACTGGGGGATTCGTCTTAACTGGGGTTTCCCGGCAAATACCGGTGATACGCTAAAAACGGAAATTCAATACACAGCCAACAGTGACTTTTCAGATCCATTATTGCTGTCAGATGTGCCTTATCCATCCGCTGAATATACCCAGCTCGGGCTTAAGGCTGGGCAGGAATTCTGGTACCGCGCGCAGCTGGTCGACAGAACAGGTAACGAATCTGGGTATACCGACTGGGTAAGGGGGATGTCTAACGATAACGCCGATGATTATCTTGGAGATATCGCAGACGATTTCCTAACCTCTGCCGACGGGGAACGCCTCACCGGTGACATCGATACCAACATTGAGGGAATACTGCAGAACGCCCTGGCGAACCACGGAACAGTTGAGCACCAGTGGGCACAATACGGGGAAGTGCGTGCCGATATTCTGGTTGTTAAAACGACGATTGCTGAAGTTGATCAGGCAATGGCCGAACTTTCGACGCAGGTGCAGGCGCAAATTGAGGATGTTACCGCTTCCCTGGAAGACAAGCTTACAGCCGTCGTAGATGCCTCCGGTGCTTCGGCAATCTACACCCTCAAAACGGGCGTGAGAATAAACGGGGTGATGTACAACGCCGGGATGTCTATTGCAGTGCTTGCAGAGGCAGGGAAGCCGGTAGTCACGCGGGTTGGTTTCAACGCTAACCAGTTCGTGCTGATGAGCGGCAGTGGTGATACCCAGTATTCGCCGTTCGCGGTGGTAAACGGTCAGGTGTTTATCAGCTCAGCGTTTATTCAGGATGGCACGATCACCAATGCCAAAATCGGCGACTTCATCCAGTCCAACAATTATGTTGCAGGGTCGCAGGGATGGCGAATTGATAAAGGTGGCACGCTGGAAATGAATGGTGCCACATCAGGGCAGGGCAGATTAACGCTGAATAATACCCGTATGGATGTTTATGATCAGAATGGAACGCTTCGCGTAAGAATAGGACAATTATGATGATAAAATTTTTGGCTATTACAACCTGTTTTATCCTGACTGGATGCGCTTATAAAGAATCAACGGTTGCTGCTGACTGCACAGCAGTTTATACGCTGAAAACATTTGTGGTCGGAGGTGATTATCCTGTGAAGATTAATGCGGTCAGGCATGACAGATTTGGGCGAGTTTATTATCGTGCAGCACCAGGGCAATCGTATGTGAATTTTTATGGTCGCTGGCAGCCAGCGACTTCATTTATGCATGGAGACTGCCCACGATGAGCTATGGATACCAAATATTTGATGATACTGGAGTGGATATAACTGGCCTAATTACTCCCGTATTTTTCCTTGACAAGTTGACATCGCCATCGGGGACCAAAACATACCCTGCCCCACCGGCAGGTAAAACGCTTAAGGCATTAGTGATAAATTCCATGCTCTGGAATGGTTCGGCAGGTAATTCGTCAGTTAGCGTCAGCGGAAATACTGTGACGTGGAGCGGTCTTGCAGGGAATTCTACATTTTTTGTCATGGTTTACTGGGGGTAGTGATGTCATATGGTATGCAGATTTTGCAGTCGGACGGAACTCTATGGCTAAGCCCTGAGGTAACACCGATGAATCTTATTGATAAGGGTGTCATGGCTGGAATTAATGGCGAGGTATTTCAGACGCGCATCCCATCAGGCGTACCGGCTATCTTCTTTGTAAGAATGCAGAATGAATTGTACGCATCATTCAGCCAGATTGACCAAAACGGATACAACTCACTCAGGATTGATGTTAATGCAGGTGTGGGGAGTATCCATATTTATGCTTTTGCTGCGATGGTGGTTGCTCCTCCAGCATTTGGGATCGCGATGTATGACGCTTCAGGTAAAATGATTTATCACGGAAATATGAGGCCACTTGAGTGCTATCAGGTTGCAAGTCAGGGAACAAACACCCGTATTGATGTTGGATATCTTGCCGCCGTGTGTCCTGTGCAGATGTCAGTATATTCAGTTGTTAACTCATCGGTTGGTGGATGGAATATATTCGTATCTTCATCATCAGCAAGTGGAAGCATTGTTTCCACGCCAAGCCGACAAGTTGCAAACACATCTGGTCCGGCAGGGTTCATATGGAGCAATTCAATGTTGGTCATTAATGCATCAAAATATGATTAAGGATTCATAATGTCTGCAGGAACTATCACCCTGACAAACGGGTCCGCTATTGTTGGCGGTTCCGGAACCTCATTCGCAACCGAACTCGCTGCAGGCGACTTTATTGTCTCTACTGTGGGTGGTGTTGATTATACGCTGCCAGTTAAATCGGTAGAGAGTAATGCGCAACTTACGCTGGTCAGCAACTTTACCGGGCCAACGCAATCCGGCGCTGCTTGGTCAGCCGTCCCCCGCGTTGCGCTGAACATGGTAACTGCTGCGCTGGTGGCACAAAGTGCAGAAGCGCTGCGTGGACTGAATTACGACAAACAGAACTGGCAAAGTATTTTTTCTGGAAACGGCAATGTAACAGTAACTTTGCCGGATGGGACGAAATGGACGGGACCAGCATGGAATAGCATTACCACTACTCTCTCAGGCAAGGCGGCAAAAGGTGCAAACGATGACATTACCTCGCTCAGCGGACTCACGACAGCTCTGTCCGTAGCTCAGGGTGGGACTGGTTCGACAACAAGCGCTGATGCCCTTAATAAATTAGGAGCACTGCCTGTAGATGGTGCTTCTGGACTAAAAGCGAGATACCGATTTAATGCTTCAGGCGGCAGCGTAGGTATTATCTTTGACGATACAGGTCTGTCAGGATATGGAAGCCTTTTTAATGACTGGGATAAAAAGGCGCTTGCATTCAACTGTAACTTCAATGGTAACGGTCAGTTCGCAGTACACACTATACACAGGTATGTTTATCCAGGTGTAGCTGCAGGGTGTTTTTATAGCGGGCTTACATCGGATATTTCATACCAGATTGGACATTTATCATCTTCCGGAAATTTAACCGCATCTTTCTCATTCAACTATGGAGGTTCGGCATTCGCTAACAATGGCACATGGACCAGTGCTTCTGATGTTCGTATAAAGCGCGATGTTAACCGTATTGAGAACCCATTCGAAAAAATGCGGAAAATCAGAGGGGCGACCTGGTACCGCAAAGATAGTGGTGAATTTGGTATTGGAATGATCGCTCAGGAGATTCAGGAGGTATTCCCTGACGCTGTAAAGACTAACGGCTTCAGCATTACACTGCCAGATGGAGAAGTGGTGAAAGACGTTCTTTTCCCGGATACAGCTGGTGTGGCCGCCGCTCTGCATCACGAAGCTATCTTGGCATTGATGGACCAAATTGAAGATTTAAAGAAACAGGTCGAAGCGTTGCAGTCTGGAAGCTGAGAAAACGCCGCCCATTCTTGCATACGATGGACAGCGGATGGTTTCTGAGTGTTCATGCCCGAGCAAAATCCGGGAATACGATCCGAACAAGATTTATAGGCCAACTTGACGAACGGTCGGGAACTCAGAAACCAACCACATATCGGAGTCTTCAAACATTTCCTCCAGCATGCGGTTCAGTTTTTCCCGATCGCTTTTGCTTGCATCGCTATTCAGGCCGTTCGCCTGCATCGGCTTTACCTTCACTTCGGCATCAGGAAAAATCTGGTGCACCCGCTTCGTCAGCTCGGCCAGTATGATCTCTCTGGCCCCTTCGAGCCCCTCAACATTACGCTTGTCATAAACCAGTTCTACGAACATAAGTGCTCCGCTAATCACTGTTTGAATATACAGTATTTTTGCTTTGGCGGTTTTGTCTGTCAAGGCATGAACCACTTGTTTTTAAATTTTGGGGAACATACTGCTGGCGTGTTTGTTATCGATTTGCCCTACAGGGCTGATGTGGTCTGGCGCTGACTAGAATTATGCGTGGGGCATGGATGGGGCAAAAGTGGTCTGTGAAGTTCGTTAAAGTTCGTTAATCAAGCTTTATCTCGATCTCGCTCATCCCTTGTTTAAAGCGCTCCTGGACGATATTTATCGATTTTAAAAACTATGAGTTCATATTATACAAATGTAGCAAAAAAAGGTATTGACCCTGAAAAGATGAACATTCTGCATAGCGCGTTTTGCGCAACAGGAATATATTGAAACGTTACTCGACAAACGATGCATAAGGTTTTCTATGACACAACAGCCACAAGCCAAATACCGCCACGACTACCGTGCGCCGGATTATCTGATTAGCGAAATCGATCTGACTTTTGACCTGGATGCCACTAAAACCGTTGTCACGGCGGTGAGTCAGGTGACGCGCCACAGCGCAACTGCTGTGCCGCTGCGTCTGGATGGCGAAGACCTGACGCTGGTCTCCCTGCATATTAATGATGAAGCCTGGTCAGACTATAAAGAAGAAAACAACCAGCTGGTCATCGACAACCTGCCGGAACAGTTTACGCTGCGCATCGTGAATGAAATCAGCCCGGCCGCCAACACCGCGCTGGAAGGGCTTTACCAGTCAGGCGTGGCGCTGTGTACCCAGTGTGAAGCGGAAGGGTTCCGCCACATTACCTGGTATCTCGACCGCCCGGACGTCCTCGCGCGCTTCACCACCAAAATCATCGCCGATAAAACCCTGTATCCCTTCCTGCTCTCCAACGGCAACCGCGTAGGCGAAGGCGAGCTGGAGAATGGCCGTCACTGGGTTCAGTGGCAGGATCCGTTCCCGAAACCGTGTTACCTGTTTGCGCTGGTGGCGGGGGACTTCGACGTGCTGCGCGACACCTTCAAAACGCGCTCAGGCCGCGAAGTGGCGCTGGAGCTGTTTGTTGACCGTGGTAACCTGGACCGCGCGCCGTGGGCGATGACCTCGCTCATCAACTCCATGAAGTGGGACGAAGAGCGCTTTGGCCTCGAATATGACCTCGACATCTATATGATCGTTGCCGTTGATTTCTTCAACATGGGCGCAATGGAGAACAAAGGCCTGAACGTCTTTAACTCCAAATACGTGCTGGCGCGCACCGATACCGCCACCGATTAA